CACCGCCTTGAAAATCAAACTCGACCTGCCCGTCTGTGCCGTCGGTAGACTTAGTGCAGGGTATTGTGTTTAGCAACGTAGTAGTACCAGCCTTACGGAATCTTACAGAAACAGTTGTAGTCGCAGCAGATATATCTAACACTTGGTTAGCTACATCATCCGTAAGCGTAAGCTGGATAATTGGAAGCTCATCACCTTTAACTAATCGGATAACATCTGCCATAGCCTACCTCACGCAAATCTCTGGTTTTGGACGCGCATAGAAGACCTACCAGCGCCAAGGTTAGCTCTAGCTCTACGCTCTGATAACTTGAAAGCAAACTGCTTAGAATGGTACGAAGCTAGCTCTCTATCGCTCCATGTACGGTCTGGCAACACTAAAAGGTGCTGAAGCGCTCCGTGCATAATTACATTTTCTAAATCGTCAAGAACAGTCTTATCCATCTCCGTAGCTGTGCGCAAAGGCTTTAGCGCCACAATCATGCGAAAATCATAAACTGTGCTGTCGGGAATAGGTGCTACGGCAAAATTATCTACATCAAGCTGTGTTATGTACCTAGGTGTCGCTTGCTCATCTGGCCCGCCGTATGGCCACTTAGGGTATATATCATGCAGCTGGTCAAGAGACATAGGTGTTATTCTTTCTCCGTTGACTGTAGCTGTTATAACAGCATGCACCTCTGCATCATCCGGCGGCTCATAGGCATAGTCATGCACACCTTGAGTCAAACGAATCTTAGGCTGCTCGTAACGCCACGCTAGAGTGCGCTCACACGCCTCTATGGCTGCGTCCCGTACATACTGCTCTACGACTACGTTAGGGGCGCCAGGGACGCTAGGAGCAAGCCTAGTGACGATTTCTCTAAAAGCACGGTTCGGCATTAGACAACGTCCTCCTCTTGCAACCCGCCACGTTCAGGGTCTGTTATAGCGCGGCTCTGCGCCGCCACACCTAGTGCCTGAGTAAATGACGACTGGAACAACTGCGCACGCTGTGAATTAACGTGCTCATTATCAACAGACTCAGCGATAAACACTGTAGCATCAATCACAACAGGTTCATATGCGTCTGGCAACAAAGCTACTGTAGTAACACCGTCGTAATCAGGAGGCGTCTGGGCGTACTCGCCCACTAAAATTTGTCCTGCTGGGGCTTTAGGGTAGATAAAAAATTTATTCGGATTTCGCACATGCCGCATAAAGTTTACAGCAGAGCCAGCTGCATCATTCATCCAAGTAGGGTACGCCTGATCTAACGCCTCTCGGTTAGTCTCAATAACGCCATTCCCGTTTTTAACGCGGTAGACTTCTATCAATCGAATAGAGTCACTAGGCGCTGACTGTACAACCTCACCGTCTGTGCAAGTAATATCACCGATGTAAGCAAACAGGTCAGGGCGCAACACAGCAATACGCTTTAGGGCTTGGTTAGCAAACCCCAATAGCACATCATCGCTGTAGCGATAAGGCGTGTTTGTATCTTGAATGATACGTCTGACCTCAGTGATTACATCGTTTAAGATCATTGCTCAACCCACGCTTCGTTTTCTGGGGTGCTAGGGTCATCAGCAATGTAGTGTCCTTTGCTGTTTCTAGCACGCTCTAAGCTCTGAGTTACTTCTGCAGCCAACTCCGGTGGAGTAGTATCTGGCTCTTCTGGTATCTCAGTGTCTAACTGTACCTTAGGTTTACGCCCTTTTTGTTTTTTGGGTATAAACTTTTCAGGAAATGCTTCTTCTTCCGTAACCTCTACGGTCAACGGGTTTTCCGCCAGAATTTCGTTCCAGCCGTAAATCTCACCGTCGTTGGTGTTCTTAAGCCATCTAGCCATTACGACCTCCTCACAGGTTTAACACGTTTAGCCTTGCCTGCAGGCTGTCCTATTCGCTTCTTCTGCGCCACGCGGCTCTTCTTTTCCGCCGCTGTTAACTCTGACGCAGTTTTAGGCGTTTCGCTCGACACTCGCTTGCTTGGCCTACAATATGGAGTACCACGTTTTTCACCTTGTTGTCTACCACAAGGCTTACCAGTGCGTACATCCACCCACTTTTCCTTAAACCACCGTTTAAGGTCTGCCCCCTCTTTACTTTTTCTTACTGCCACTTTTATTACCCCAGTTCTTAGCGCCTACTTTACGGCACTTTGCTAAGGCACCTGACGCGTAAGCCGAGGGCCAAACTTTATATCTTGACTTCACCTTATAGTAGCAGGCGTCTTTTTTAGATTGTGCTTTAGGTGCCGCCATATCTATTACCACTTCTTACATGACCAATATCTTGCGGTCATCTTTGATGGAGGTCTGCTGTCACAGCCATGCCTCGCACGAAAATTCTTGCGCCGCCCTGGCTGATCTTTTTTGATCGTCATGTTGGCGTCGCCAAATCGAATAATTTTTTCTTTACCATTTTGACAGGCTTTCACAACAAATTTTTTGCCGCCCTGTACCTGCCGCTTAGGCTTGTTACAAGCCATCTTTGATTTGTCGATCTGCTTAGCCATATCTGTCTCCTAAAGCAGGGAAGGGGGCCGAAGCCCCCCGCCCTTTTAGTTTACGAACAGTCAACCATTACGGCTGTCAGCGTCATAACTGCTGCGTCTGCTGCGTTAACAGTAGTCACATCAATCGTATCTGCTGCAGTGTAATACTTACCCTGCTCATAAGCAGCTGTACCAGCGACAGGAATGTATGCTGCTGTAGCATTAGCATTCACCCCATCAATGAACCCATCTGGGTCAGCGCCATCACCAACGTCAATCGTAAGCGTACCGCCTTCGGCAGTTGTTACGTTTAGAGCAACGTTAGTTACTAGCGTATTCGCTGGAACCTTGATGACTTCCAAAACGTCAGTCGCTGCTAGCGCAGTAAGACCTGCAGCCGCACGAGCAGTCGTGATAGCCGCGAAGTCTAGGGTTACAGAAACAGCTGAAACACGGTTGATCCCCGCAGCAACGTGCGCGGAACCTGTTCCCATGTTATAGCCTTTACCGTCATTATAAGTAGCCATGATCGTCTCTCCTTATACGCTGACAACCATAGTTGCGAGAGCTTCTGGCTTAACTACTTTATAGCCATAAACTTGCAAACCACGGATAATGTTGCCGAAAGTTGTCTCTGAACGGATGGTTTCCATATTTGTCATCTGAGATGCAAAAGTGAAGCCCATCTTATGACCAGCAATACAGCTGAACTCAGCACCTGTCTTGTACAGGTTGTGAGACACATAGACTGTGAAGCGGTCAATCATGCCAAGACGACCATTGCGGAGTGGAGACTGGCTGTCACCAGTGATAGATGCGTCTTTCAAGTCAGATTGCTTGATAAGACCAGCCATCTTCGCTGGGATAACAAGGAAACGATCCTGTTCAGGACAGTTAGCCTCGTCCAACACAGTGCCCGCATCAACAATAGAGTCGATGACATTAGACTTTGTCAGAGATAGTGGAGTACCGGCTACACCCATATTTAGGTTGCCGGAGATACGACCAGCTGCCGCGCCTTTGTTAGAAGAACTAACGTCAGGCAACAGATCAGTCAACACACGCTGGTCGATCTTGATCTTCATACGCTCGGAAGCGTCTTTAGACCACTGATCCATCAGTGCAATGTCAGACTGAACTTGATCAACATCGTCTTCAACGCAAGCGAAGTATTCGCCTTTGTCGATTACGAGCTGCAGCTTAGCTTTGTCAGGGTTTTCGACTGCAAGAGTCTGACCCTTAACGTAGGTTTTGATGGTGATTTCCGGAGTAGTACGGATATTAACCGTATCACCCATGTTACGAATCTCACCTTCGTAGTCAGTGTTAGAGATTGCGGACAGGACAGTCGCATCGTAGAAATTCTCGATGAGTTTGCCCGACCAAATCTCAGGGATAAAGTTGCCGGAATAGTCCGGACGACCTGATGATACTGCAAAAGCCATGATAGCCTCCTTCTAATTATGCAGTGACTATGCGACCTTCTCGCTGGGCTGCGAAAATGTCACGTTCTATTCGGCCACGCTCATCCTCACGACCTTTGTATTTACCTTTGCGGACAGCCTCAAAGAAACCTTTGATGTCATCCGGTGAATACGTTTGGCCCTCAGACGGCATTGCAGAAGCACTAGAGCGACCTCGCCCTGGCGCAACCTGCTTCTCCAACTGAGAAGTCTGAGCCTTCCGACTGGTTTGAGCAACTGGCGTACTATTAGCCCCTGGCCACGATTGAAAGAATCTCGCCACGCGATTTACATCTAGTTGACCTTGTGCGTCTTCCAGATACGTTTGCCGAGTAATACCGGTAAGTGGATCAACTTCTAACAGCCAAGACTGAAAATCTTGGTTGTCGTTGATGTCGTTCCAATTTGGTACTTGGCTTGAGAGTTCCGACCAAAACGATTGCTCAGCTGATTGTGCTTGCCTATGCGACATTTGTTGTACCTGTGGTACGACGCTGGTTTGCAACTGCCGAATTGTTTGCTCAAGCTGGGCTACGCGAGCGTTAGACTGAGATAACTCTTCTCTTGCAGCACGCCGCATAACATCAATCGAATCACCATACTCTTGGACATCTTTATCCGTAATCAAAGGATCATTAGACATAGTCGCCTGTTGTGCTGGTTGATTAGAAAGATTGCTAAACAGCTCTTCCATTTGAGAAACACGGGATGACAACTCACGGTTCTGCGCGGTTAGCTTTGGAACCTCTGCGTTGTACATACCTTGCAACGTTTTATACTTCTGCTCCCAAGAATCTTTCGTCTTGGTGTCCGGCTGTCCTTGCTCCTCGGTACCAGACTGGGGTGCTTGCTCCGTTACACTGTCGGCTACAGCCTCCTGTACCTGCCCCCCAACAACTTCCGCTTCGGCCTCGACAGTTGCCTGTGCCTCAGTTTCGCCGTTAAGTTCTTTGTATAGTTCCTGTACTGCCTCAGACTGCATCTGAACTTGCTTTGGTAATGCCATGTTGAACGCTCCTATCGGTGTGCGTAATTAGCAGCTGTCATTGTGACTTTGCCGCTATCTCAGGGGACTGTTCTATATACTTCGTAAGCTCTGACAGAATCTGACACCGCCCCTGTGCAAGCGCCGTATTCTGTGCGACGTTGGGTAGCTGCTCTAACTCGTGCATACGCCATTCCTGTAGCCATTCGGCTATCACCGGATATTGGCGCACACTTGCGGCTAGTGCCTTAGTAACTTCAGGAGTAGGCCGGATCATCCTGCTGCTCCTGTGTCGCGGTTACTAACTGTGTTCGCATCTTGTCCACCTTTGGGGCTTCCGTCAGGTAATGATTCCGGATTGCCAACTGATGACTGTTGGTCGGCTTTTGCGGCCTCCAACTGCATCCGAGCAGATACACGGTTCATATACCCTTCTTTTTCCCTAGACGGAACGATGTCGTCCACAGGCATTTGCAACCCTTTAGCCACTTCACGAAGAATCGCGGCGCGGCCATCCTTACCAACGATCTCCATGTCGATCTGATTGGCGGTTGCGTTGAGGAACTCAAGACGGCGAATGTTGACAGTTTCTTTAACTGCAAGGTTGATCGAGCCTTTTGGCATGATCTCAACATCACCTTTAATTGTTTCGTCATCGTCGTAACGCATATTGTAAACAAACTGCCGATGTACAACGGGTTTGATTACATCGCTGTCAATGTGCATCACAACTTGACGTATACCTTTACCAGCAGCACCCATAAGCATGGATAGACCAGACGATGTGCGCCCCGCCCCCTGGACGTTGAGGTCGCCATACACATAGGAAGGTATTCCTGAATGGTCGTCTGCTAGCTTACTAAACTTGTCATACACACCAAGTAGTGTGTTTGCATTGTCGTCAGGCTGCGTAAACCGTACAGCCGGAGCGCTAGACCCTAGGGGATCATTGGTTACTTGCCAAATTTTCCAAGGATGTAGCTGCGTAATGTCTTCATTTGGCGGGATACGCTCAAGATTAACTTCAACTTGAGGGCCACTAGAGATACCCATGTTGTTAACCAGAGCACGTGCAGCCGCGTTACAAACGTTCTGAATATCTTCAATAATTTCCGGTATGCCGCTACCCCAGAATGCGCCAGGGCGCTTAATGAAAGATGTTTTAGCATAAGGCTTCTCTCCTAGAGGGTCGTAGTTGAGAATCGCCTTAATGACGTAATTACCAACAATCCAGACATTAGCGTCATACTCACGATGCTCTTCTTCGATCTCTTCTTCATCAATGCCCCACTCAATAAGCATCTTGCCTGTGACTTTGCCCCAGAACTCCAGAGCATCATAAACTTCAGTAGGACGGTTAAACGAGTGAAACTTTCGTTCCTCTTCGTCTTTAATAAGCTCTACATCTTCGTTGATCCATGACGAACCGTTGCCAATCTCCAATACTTTACGGATAGCATCGTCGTCATAACCAGGGACGCCAATAAGATCAGCTAGTTCTGTTCTGCTTAGCGGATGGTGCTCAAAGATATAGCCTTCGTTAATGTGCGAAAT